TTATTCTCTGGGATTACGCCAAACGTAATAAAGCCAACGTAGGCTACCGCCGCCACAGACCAGAACACGGTCAAGTACATAGTGAAGCGTTTGGAGAAGAGGTCAGACTGCTGTAGCGCAATCTTCTGCATATCTCTAGCGTCGGCAGTGTTGGCGTATTCTGCCTTCAGTTTTTCCAGATCAAGTTCAGCCAGTTTGCGAGCCGCTTCTGGATCGCTAGCAATGGCTTTGGCAACATCTTCGACTGCGTCTTTAACCCCGAATTTATTGGCGAGAGCAGACACAATAAGGCCACCAGCAGGGCCAGCCACAGCAGTTGCAACAGCAGGTGCAATACCTCTAAGAATGTTGAGAAGATCATTCATTGAGCCTCCTATGCGCTGATATTAGAAGCCGCGACAAACAAGTCGTCAACTTGAGTATCGGTGAGGTTGAGCATTGCGGCCAGCGCGTTCAGCGTCGGGCTTGACCTCTCCCAATCCGTCGCATTTTCCCAAGCCAGCCGAGTGATGTTGTCCTCGCCCAAGGTGGCGATGTAGGTTTTGATCGTGGGCAGATAGCCGCCAGCCGCGAGTACAGCCAACGCTTGAAACCTCGTCACCGTGCTGGGGATGGGTGTCGGTGGGGCAACGTAGGGCTCAATGACTGTGCCTTCTGGCAAAACCGACACAAGGCAGGATTCCTGCTGACCTTGTTCGTTGATCCGATTGGCGACCGTCAGGTCAGCGGTTGCGTATTGCCAGTTCATAGTTCGCATCCTGTAAACAAGTAGTCCCCGTTAATTGCGGTACTCCCAGAACCTGCAGATGTGCAAAAGTTTGCGGCTGATGTAAGGTTTAGAACGGCGGAATTTGTGCCAGACCCCGCCCATGTTGCACTATTTGATGTTTGAGGGGTGCCATTGCTATTTAACACAGCATTAGTTAATACAGTTACCCCAGTTGAGGCTACTCTTGGCTGTACCAAATAAGAAAATGCGTATTGACCTGCATTCAATCCATAGGCCCAGCCAGAAGCCATTCCAGCCCTTGGCAGATACCTCTGACACAACGCCAACTCCATACCAATCGGACGTTGCTCAAATGGCGTGGCTACTGGGCCGACTTCGAGTTGGACTTGAGCAATACTGACAGTTTTGGAAACTTGTCCGATGGAGCCTGACTCTGTGTTGTATGTAGACCCCGCATCAAGCCACAATACCAACTGGGTAAAGTGTGTGGTTGCAGTACCGACTGTTTTTCCGTTGATGGATGGCAACGTAAATGTCTTGCTGTACTGAGTCCAAGTGGTCGTAAGTGCTTGCGCTTGACCTGTTCCAGTAACTGTGGCCGATCCACCAGTCCCGAAATTTTGCTGCAAATTCACACCAATAGATGATGTTCCACTTGCTACTTTTGCCCAAAAAGAAACAGTTACTGTTTGTCCTGCAAGCAAACGAACGTCTTCAATTTTTTGCGAAATAAACACATAATTGCCAGCCCCTGTTCCCGGCGATGTTACGACAATCTGTGTATAGAATTGTGCGCCACCTGTATCGTATAACGTATCACCAGAAACAAATGAACCTTGAGTAGTTGAAAACGAACCGCCAACAAACCCACTTTCCCAGCGATCAGCAGGGCCATAGGTTCCATTAGTAGTAACCGCAGTCGTCCCACGCTGGAATATCCCCATATTCCCATTGATAATCTTATTCCGCAACCCCGCCAACTGACCGCCGTTGGCAGAGGCCATTTGCACGTTGCCTGTAAACGTACCTGTCGCGCCTGAGATATTCCCAGTGACATTGCCAGTGACGTTGCCTGTAAACGTGGTTCCTGAGACTGCACCCGTAAACACACCTGTAGAGCCTGTAATGGGGCCACCCAATGTAGCGATGCGAACAAAGTCTGCGCCGTTCCACGCGACAACAGCAGTTTCACCGTTGAGGATCGTTACACCCGTTGTTGGGCCGGGAGCAGCCAACTTGACCGAGAAGCCACCACTCGTTTGGTTATAGACAACATACGTCTTGGACTGCGCTGGAGCAATGATAGTCCGCAGGGCTGTGCGAGCCCCCGTAAACGAAAGGATTGCTGCTCTGGCTTGATTGGCTGAACTTACCGTGGCTGTCAGCGTGACATCTGCATCAGTAGATAGCGTGGTAGTCCCCGCAACCGCAGAATCCAACAAGGAAGTAATTTCGTTGTTGACCGTTTCGCCCCAAGTACCAGAAAGAGTTCCAGTAGTGGGCAGCGTCAAGCCAAGAAGGGGGGTTGCTGCCATGTGAATCCTAAGAATTGTTCGTTTAAGTGATTATGCGCTGATGTTGGAAGCAGCGATAAACAGATCGTCCACTTGAGTATCGGTTAAGCCCAACATGGTAGCAAGCGCGTTCAGCGTCGGGCTTGACCTCTCCCAATCCGTCGCATTTTCCCACGCCAACCGGGTGATGTCGTCTTCGCCCAAGGTGGCAATATAGGTGCGGATCGTGGGCAAGTAGCCACCAGCCGCAAGGACGGCCAACGCTTGAAACCTCGTCACCGTTGCGGGGATGGGTGGCGGTGGTGCAATGTAGGGGTCAGGCGTGTTGCCTTCAGCAAGCCATGCGAGATATTGCTGGTAGTCGGTGTTGCCAGAGACAAATGGAATTTCCATTTCCCGCTCAACAAGCAAAACTGAGTTCAGAAGTAGTCTGTACATTTTACAACTCCGCACTTAATCCAACAGCAGACACGCCGTTGACTATCATAAAGAAATCTTTCACAGTACCAGCAGACGTGGCAAAAGTTGGGGCGCAATAAATGCCATTTGGCTGCGCGGAGTTTATTCCAAGAGATGTATATGCTGTTTGCGTATCACCGACATATACACTACCAGTATTAGGTGTTGCCGCTGGAGCAATTCTCATTTGTACGGGTGTGGAAATAAAAGCATAGGACGTCAAACCGCCAGTACGAAGTTGTCCGTTTCCAAAGAAATTTGATGCTTGGAATTGAATATAGTACCTCTGACACAACGCCAACTCCATCCCAATCGGCCGTTGCTCGAATGGCGTGGCTACGGGGCCGACTTCGAGTTGGACGTCTGTGATATCCAAGTAATCGTTTGCCGTTCCTGTTCCACTTGTGTAAACAGAAACAATTTGCACACCCACTTGAGTAGTTAGTGCAGGAATGGTGGCTGTCCCGTAAAAAGTAGAAAACGAAGTGCCTAGCGTTCCTGTCAGGGTGACATCAGTTGATGCAGCAGTCGTCCAACTGTTGCTTATCATCAGCGTCGGTGACTGATCTGTGCCCGTCCCTGTTTTGATAAATACTTTTGGTAATGACGCGCCCAGATATGCTGTTCCCGCTCTTGCCTTAAAACTAATGCAAACGGTCTGACCAGCCAACCCATAAGAATTTAGGGTTTCAAATGCTTGGGCGGCAACCAATGAACCAACATACGTTCCAGAGGTTCTAGCAATTCTCAACAGTGTATTTGATGACCCTCCACCCAAAGCGTAAGTGGTTTGGCCCATCGTGAGCGTTCCAGACGGTGTTCCAGTAGCAAACGATGCCCATCGGTCTGCCGTATAAGCCACGGTTCCTGTTATTGCTCCAGCAGAAACGCCCCTTTGATTGACAGATATATTCCCATTGATAACCCGATTCCGCAGCCCCGCCAACTGACCGCCATTTTGGGATGTGGACTGTATGTTCCCTGTAAACGTACCTGTTGTCCCTGAGACTGGCCCCGTAAACGTGCCGTTGACTCCAGAGACATTACCTGTAAAGGCTCCAGTGGTTCCCGATACCGCTCCGCTAAAGGTTCCCGTCACTCCGCTGATAGAGCCAAGGATGGTGTTGCTGAATGTCTTATTGCCGCCGATGGTCTGATTACCAACAACGTAAACGCCATCAACTACTGACGCGGCGGTTGTGGCGGACAAAGCATTGCCGTTGATAGTGGAGGTAAACGTCTTGATGCCATCAATGTTCTGATTGCCGATTGTGTACACGCCGTTGGTGACGGTATCAGCATTGCCCACCAACGCTCCCGTGAAGGTACTTGAACCGACATTGGTCAACCCCGTGATGCTTAGAACCGTGTTGCCCAGTTGCAGTGAGGTGATGCCCAGCGTCACTGGCGTGGCAAAGTTAACATCCAACTGCGCGAGGGGGATGATCCCTGATTGGGTCGCAAAGATATTTGGGACGGCCATAGTAGTCTGCCTGTGTTATTTATATGGTTTGAATAGGAGTCCACTGTGCATTGATGCCAATCCCCCACTCAACATTTACGCTAGATGCATTACTCCACACCACGATACTACTGCTTGAGTTTGACCACTGGATCAGTTGCGCTTGGTCAATAACATTCCACGTTGTTCCGCCATTGACAATTGAAGTCCAGTTCGCTGCGCTTCCCGCAGTCCAAGTAACGCTGTCACCGGATGCATCATCCCACACAACAATGGCGCCGCTCGTATTTGACCATTGCACAATTTGTGCTTGGTTAATGAGCGTCCACGCAGTGGGCATACTAATCTTTACACAATTCTCAGGACTGCGGAACTTGAAGTATTGGCGGGGAAAGTAACGGTAAACGTGGCGTTAGATATTTTATCCGCACCGAAGTCCAGCACCGCTATGGACTTGCTTCCTGCTGTCACGTTGTAGATCAACGCGCCACGCGCAGTCAATGCAGCGTTAAACACTGGGTTGTCGAAACTGATGTACGCAACATTGTTGGCTGAACTGATCGTTACCCCAGTCAGCACAACGCCCCCGGCTGTATAGCCTGACGCTACAACCTCATCGCTAGTGGTGTAAACAGTGGTGTTTGCATCCAGTGTGGCGGCAGAGGTGTACAAAGCCATCTGAATGGTATTCGTCAAAAGGTTATGAACTGCTTGAGGCAGTTCAGCCTTGAAACTGGTCGTCATCGTTTGTGAAATTGCCATATCAGTTTACGGGCTGACGATACTGACCAGAGCGGAATGCATCTTGACGCTCAAGACCATCACCCAACCGTTTAGCCAAAATAAGGGCTTCTTTGTACTTGCCATCGTACAGGGCCATCATGTCCTGCTCACCTTTCATGTAGGTGTAGGCTTCGACCAATGCGCCATAAAGCAACACGGTGTCAAAGTTGTCCCCAAGCCATGTATGCCCACCCGATACCGTGGTAATCGACTCGGGGTAAAAAAAGTAGTGCAGTTCTAAGTTGTAAATAACATCTGGAGAAGGGCCAAGGATAAACGACAGTTCTTGGGTGTTGGTCGAGTCAGGGCCAAACAGCGCGTAATACTTTGGCATCCCAGTGCTTGATGGCACTGGATACGCCTCACGGATAAAGTTCACATCCTTGTTTAGCAGGTATGTGTATGCTCCACCCGTAGGAAAAACAGCCATTGAGTACGCCGACAAGAAATCCGTTGGGCAAGCCAGATATGGAGTGTTGGCTGTCGTCAAGCCCGTCACGTTCTTCCGCAGCGAAGGAAACTGGATGGTGTTGAATATCCGAGTTTCTGCTTGAACGATGAACGTATTCATGTCCGCCGTAGGGAATTGGTTCTCCGTGTAAGAGGAGATGGCCGCTACCAATTCTGTGTACGTCATGGCTTTATCCGTTTAAGCCATTGGCCCACGGGACATCTTGCCCTTGGTGGCGCATCCTGCTCCGCGCATCTCGATGCCGTCCGTCTTGACTGGGCCAGTGTCGCCAATAGAAACGCCAGCAAGCGGAACCCAACCCTCTTTGCGGTGCATCTTGGGAATCAGACCGTAATCGGCTGGAGTCATTGGCTTGCCGTCCATCGTGTGCGGCTTTGCGTAAACGCTGGCCTGACCGACTTCCTTGCCGTTTTGTTTCTGAGTGAACTTCATAATTCAGCGCCCTTGGTTAGCAGCACGGGCCATATTACGGCCCATTTTCATGCAGCCTTCAGAAGTGGGGCCACCCTTTTTGAATTTGGTTGGCTTGTCCTTGGGGTGCATATTTTTCTCATGTTTTTGAACGGCCTTGGGGCCGCTCATTGGGGGAATCATTTTCTTCAGATCAAATCCTTTCCTTACAACTTTC